TCTACCTTGGAGACTGTTAATAAATTACTGTTAAAGACCGTAGATGCTGATAATGAAAAAGTTATTGCCTCAGAAAATAATACTTATTTGTTAACAAAACCACTAACTGATGAAACTACTATTTCAGATGTAATTACAATTAGTGTTATTAAAACTTTGACGGACGACGCTTTACCGGAAGACAATACTAGCTTTCTTCTTAGCAGGTTAGATTCAGATGGTGTCGTAGCGAGTGATATTAATCTAGGTGGCGGTACACAAGACTACACCGATGCATTAGGTGCTTTAGGGTATTTCTTAGAATCATATACCGAAAACTCAGCAACAACAGAAACTACGGCGATTTCGTTTAGTTAAGATACTAGACAGCTTGTATAAATATAACATAGAACTTCTTAGAGGAATAAAACATGTTCACAGAATCCATAAATGTCAAAGGTAACTTAGAAGTTATTCTTTTAGACGAGACCGGTAAACAAAAAGACTATAGAAAAGTTAATAACTTAGTTGTCGCAGTTGGCAAAGATACCATTGCATCAAGAATGGTAGGCAACACTACAGCAATTATGAGTCATATGGCTGTAGGTACTTCTAATACAGCCGCTACAACTTCTCAAACTGCACTAGGTACTGAGATTGGTAGAGTTGCTCTCGACTCTACTTCAAGATCAACTAACACTATTACTTACGTAGCTACTTTCCCAGCAGGTACAGGTACTGGTGCTTTGACTGAAGCTGGTATTTTAAATGCTTCTTCTTCTGGTAACTTATTGTGCAGAACAGTATTTGGTGTTGTAACCAAGGCTGCTGGTGATACTGTGGTTATTACTTGGAACGTTACTGTAGCATAATATGTCTTTTCTCTTAAAAGATACTATTCACCGTTCGTTGGTGGATAGTGTTTATAATGAATTCTTATCGCGAAGAGCGAACTATTACTATTTTATTGGTAATATAATTGAGTGGGCCAGTCCACAGACCCCGGAAACCCCCGAAGTTACGCAGGACTATGAATACAAGACGCGTAATGGTATTCTTAGTGTTAAGAAGATTAATTTAAGAGACGTTTCCTATGTAGTTTCGAGAAAAAACTGGACTACAGGTACAGTATATGATCAATTTGATGGTAATTACAGCAGTACTTTTACAGCCTATTCTGGCGCTACAAGTATTAAGACAGCTAACTTCTATGTATTGACAAGCTCGTTTGGTGTATATAAATGTATATTTAATAATAACAACGCTGTATCAACAGTTGAGCCCTCGGGCCAAGACATCACTACAATCACTACAGCTGACGGTTATGTTTGGAAGTATCTTTATACCATCCCTCTTTCTTCACAAAATCGATTCTTAACATCAGATTTTATGCCAGTGCAAAGAGCGGTAACAAATGCATACTATTCAGAAGGTGAAGTAAGTAGCATTACAATTAATAATGCCGGTTCAGGTTATACTGGTAATGATGATGTTACCCTAACTGTAACTGGTGAGTTCTTAGGTAAAACTGGCAACTCAATCGCAAATTTAACTCCGGTGTTTAATACATCCGGGGAATTTATTGATGTAAAGATTAGAGATGTAGGAGCAAATTATAAGACCGCAACTATTACCATTAATGATGGTGGTGGTACAGGGACAAGTCTTCTTAACAGTATCAGCAATGTAAGAATATTCAGCGCCGGTACAGGTTATAGTGCAGCTGCTATTGCTAATACTACAGCAACTATAACTACATCAGGTCTCATACAGCCTTCATCGAATGCTTTTGCTAATTTAATATTCAGTAGCAATGCACTGGTAGATGTTGTGTTGACTAATAAAGGTACAGGTTACATAACCGGTGCCCGAGCAAATACTACAATTTCTATCAGTACAACTGGTAACAGTCAGCCTACTTCTAATGCAACTGCTAACTTGTTCTTTGCAACCTCTGCTATTCTGACCCCGGTGTTACGTAACGGTACTATCCATTCTGTTTTAATTGAAGACGAAGGTACGAAATACAGTTCTAACGTTCAAACAACTATTTCAGCAATTGGTGATGGTACAGGCTTTGTTGCTACACCCTTTGTTAATACTGCCGGTCAAATTGAAGATGTTATAATTGAAAACCGCGGAAATGGTTATTCCTATTTAAACTTGACTGTTGCAAGTGCAACAGGTACAGGTGCTAATCTATTCGCCAATCTATCTGTAGACGATATTGATACCTTACAGACTGTGGTAGAGCTTTCTGCGGTGGATGGTGGTATTCATGCATTGAGAGTTGGTAATGTGGGTAACGGTTATTCATACGCTAACGTCACCGTATCTGGAGACGGTATTAGCTTCACCGGCAATGCAGTTATAGTTAATAATACTATCAGTTACATCTCTGTACTGACTCCGGGTTCGGGTTACACGTATGCAAATGTAACCATAACAGGGGACGGGGCTAATGCTAATGCATCAGCTATTATTTCCCCATACAGAGGACATGGTAGTGATCCAGTCAGTGAGCTGTTTGCTGATACTTTGATGTTTACCTCTACAATAAATAATGAAAAGAACCTAGGTGTTGATGTAAAGAATGATTACAGACAGTTTGGTATTATTAAAGATTTAAAACAATATGGTAATGAGCGAGCATTTGCCAATGTTATTGGAAGTGCATGTTATTTAGTTACACTTGATACAATTGTAGGGCTCGAACGAGATACTGTTTTGGCACATGAAGCTGGTGGTTCAAAACGATATTTTGAAGTCGTTGAAATAGTACCTTCTAGCAATCAGATACTAGTTCAGAACAAAAACAATCACGACGTAAGTACAGGTGATGTATTGACAGATGAAACTTCAGATTTAGACTATGCCATTACAGATCTGACAATTTCCCCCACGATAAATAAATTTAGCGGTGACTTGCTGTACATTGATAATAGAACATCAGTTAGCTACAGCGAACAACAGTTAGTTACACTAAGAACAGTAATCAAATTATAACAGGTAAGAGATGGCGATTAATTTTAACACCGATCCGTACTACGATGACTACAATGAGAGTAAGGGCTTTCACCGTATTCTTTTTAAACCTGGTGTGGCTGTTCAGGCAAGAGAACTAAACCAACTTCAAAATATACTTCAAAATCAAGTTTCAAGATTCGGTAACCATGTGTTTAAACCTGGTTCAATGGTTATACCAGGTAACGTTAAATTTGATCAAAACTTTAATTTTGTAAAGCTACTGTCAACATTCAATTCTACGGATATTGACGTTACTAATTATCTTAATAGAGAGATGATTGGTCAGACGTCTGGAATCAGAGCTATAGTAATGAAGGTCGAGCCTGCTACAGCTATTGACCCTCCTACAATTTTTGTTAAATATTTAGATTCTGGTACCAGTAGAACTGCTAGCACCTTTAGTGCGGCTGAAGATATTGTTACAAATGATACAGGTACACTTTACAGTGCTACTGTTTCATCTACTGGGAAGTGCCTGGGGGCAAGTATCAGTGATGGTGTATATTTTGTTAAAGACCATTTTGTTAAAGTATTTGCTAATACTATTATTCTGGATAAGTACCTTAGTAATTCTAACTATAGAGTAGGACTTGAAATAGTAGAATCTGCGATTAACAGCGAAGATGATGAATCGCTTTTAGACCCTGCTATTAGTACTTTTAATTATTTTGCACCAGGTGCGGATAGATATAAAATAGAACTGTCTCTTAATAAAAGATCGTTTAGTACTAACGACTCAGATAATTTTATAGAATTATTAAGAGTAGTTAATGGTCAAGAAACTAATTTAGTAGATAAGCCTGGTTACAATATTTTAGCAGATGAATTAGCCAGAAGAACTTTTGATGAATCTGGTGACTACACGGTAAAGCCATTTAATCTTAAATTTATAGAGCATGCTGCTACCTCTGCAGACCTTACCGGTTTTACAGGCAATGCCCAAGGTAACGCCAATCTTGCTATTGCTATCTTAACCCCGGGTAAAAGTTATGTAAAAGGTTACGAAGTTGAAACTCAATCTAATCGTTATTTTACTTTTAGCAAGCCCAGAGATACTGCTAACGTTACTAATGCAGTAGTTAGAACCCCTATTGGTAATTATGTAGAAATAAAAGATGCATTCGGTATTCCTAACTTTACTTCTAAAGAAGAAAAGTTAGG